CAAACTGTTTGTTGCTGGATAGAATTTTTCGATCAATGCCTGAGCTTTCTATAATGCTTTCTGCATTGTCATATTCTTGCTGGTGGTATTTCTCTAAACGAGGGCGATCTATTTTAATAACAGGTTCGCAAAACATGCGACAGACTAAGTCGATAATGTCGAGCTCACTTTTAGGATAGTCTACAACAAGTTTCTTATACACTGCTAAAGTAAGATCAACGTCTTGTATACAGTAAACGCCGAGTGCCTCTTCTATATCAGGTGGTAGATCATAGACACCTTTTGTTTTTATAAGATCTTCACCTTTACGCATTTTTGTATTAAACGGAAACAAGCGTATGGCAACGTCTTTTAAAGAAGCCGATTGCCCGGGAAACATACCACTGCTCATCGCTCGTGTATCATAGTAGTATTTAGGCGTCATCTTATAGTGGTGCGTTAGGATATAGGCGTCAAACATTGTGTTATGGCACAGTATTGCTGCATTGCTCCAATCGATTTCTTCTAGAGCTGCAGTTGTTTCGTCAGCCCCGTACCACTCTGTGGGCTCTTCATTAACTTTTATACCAACACCTTGCACTTTGAATTTTTCATGCTTTACATAGGCCATTGTGTTTAATTTGCGCAAGCTTATGTCTGTGTCGTAGTAGGTTTCAAAATCAAGAGTAATCAAATCCATGATGCTTTTGCCTTATTTTTTATGCTTTTTGCCGTGGCTATTAAAGCTGGGCTTATCTTCTTTGCGCACGCCGTATGGGAGGTAAACTATTTCTCCTCCAGCTTTGAGATAGGCGTTAATATCGGCGTTTAGTTTTTTTCTTTTTGCAGCGTGCTTATAGTTGTGTCCAATAGACATTTTTTTTCCTTAAAGTTGGCTTTTTTACGCTTTTCATATTCCTTTTGTTTGTCTGAAGCAATCAGCCAAGCGCCGTGCGTAAGGACACAAAAAATAAATAGAAAGATACTGGTCGTTATTAGGGTCAAAAGTGTTTGCATGTTTTTAAAACCAAGGAATGTCATCTTGGGAGGACTCACATGCACGCTGTGCGTATATCTGGTCTTCCATGCTTTCGAACTGTTGCATTAGTTCTTTGTAGACTTCTGGCTGTCGTGATTTTGTCCAGACAGTAACGAATTTAAGCATTTCGCTTTGCATAACGTTTTGTCGGGTTTCTTCGTCGTGAGACTGTTCTAGATTTAAGTACTCATTTATGTCCATAGCTCGTTCCTCGAGTTGTTGGTTTTTAGTAGGTTGAAATTAGTTTTTTTGTGTACCACTCAGATTTATGAAGATCTTCTAGGGACTTTGACTTCCTTTCATACCTCCACAAATACTTCATTGAGGCTCCTTTACAGTAGCCACGAAAAGCCTCAATTGTCATGGACGCTTGTATAGCATCGATGCATTCAATATCGTTTGTTTCTGATACATAGTGGTTTGGTGAATTCACCATGTCGTTTTCAAGTACGGTAGATTTCGTAGAGACCTTTACAGCTTTGTCC